AGAAAAAATGAATGTTGCAAACGCCTCATTTGATCTTATAGAATTATCTCCAAGACTTTCGGTTAACCTATCTAATCAAACAAAGTCTTTCTCTATTACAAAGAGTGCATCTGATCTTGGGATTAGCGGAATGCCAGTTGGACAACTTTTAGCATCTACAGGATCCCTCACTATTTTTGACATTGATGATGCCTTTAACCTAAACAATACAAAGAGCATTGTCCACAACTACCTAACAAGAAATATTCAGTTTAAATTTTATGAAGTTATTGTTGATGTAGCAGGGTATGATTATTACATACCAATTAAAACCTTATACTCAGAAGGATTTCCAAAGATAGATCATAATAGCAAAAAGGTGTCTTTAGAACTTAGAGATATGTTCTTTAGGTTTGAATCTATGACTGCTCCGCAGATGTTGACAACAAATACATCAGTTAGTTCTGCCGTATCTCTTCTTCTAGACTCAGTTGGGTTTTCAAACTACGCATTTAAAAGATTGCCGAACGAGCCAGAACTAATCATTCCATATTTCTTTATCCCACCAAATAAGACTGTGGCTGAGGTATTGCAGGATCTTGCAATATCTACACAAACAGCAATGTTTTTTGATGAGTATAATAATTTTGTTATGATGAGCAGAAACTATATCATGCCATCATTAAATGATAGAGCAACAGATATTGGAGTGTATGGCGTAGATGATCAGGCAGATACTGGGGTATTGGAAAATGAAACCACTAGATCTGTTCTATCAAATATTATCGGCGTGGCATCTCATGACAACTCCGTATATAATGGCGGAACAATCACATACGATGTAAGGTATATACAGAGATCGGTTGGATCCATAAAGCAAGCAAGTATGATAGATAACGATAAGGTTTGGGTATATAAGCCTGTGCTTCTTTGGGAAGTTAGTGGTAGCGAAAATACAAAATCAATTAACCAAGAGGTAGGCGCTCAGTCTAGTTATGTATTAAGTGCAATCCCAATGAACTCATCATTGTCTGACGCTGTTCCAACAGTATCGAACCATGTTGTTATAAATAACGTTATTGATTTAGGAGAGGGGGTCTACTGGATCCCAAGATATAATGGATATTTTTATGCAAATGGGGAGATTATAAAATTTGATGCAGTAGAGTATAATGTTGCTGGTGTTGGTAACGTATGGATTAACGGTGTAGAAGAATATCAAAACTACTTCTCAAAACTTCCTTTTAATGGAAAGATCTACCCAACTGGATTAGTCAGAATATATTCAGAACCCAACTACGAAACAATTAATGGAACTACACGACTTACTAACGGATCTGTAGCAAAACATGGTCGTGGTCAGTTTAACACAAAGATAGTATCTCACGATGCTGGAATAAACGAATACTGGACCAACGATAATAATGTTAGAGGTTGTGTCATGGACTCAGACTTACTATTCAATTCTGTAAAAGTTACTGCTGATGGAAAGGATTACCAGACAGCAAAAACATCGGGACTTACAACTTTAAAGGAGTTCACATTTGATTTAGAAGATGGCCCTGCTGGAATAAGTTTAGACACTGCAAAAAAGTCTTCACGTAATGGTATTATTAAAAACTTCTTATCTTCTTCTTATAAAAATGAAAATGATGTAAAGTCTTTGCTATCAACACAAAGTGGAACAATTCAGTCTTCCGCACTTGTATTTAACGGTCCAACCTTTAATACTGCTGAAACATCTGCAAACTATGTTTCATATGTTTACAAAAAACTAACAGATAGTTATAAGAGTTTTGGAACAAGGATGAGAATTGTTGGTAAAATTGAATCAAACAAGGATAAAACTCAAAGCATGGTTGGAGGAAGTCAATACTATACCGTTACGGGGCTAACCCCAGATACCGATATTTATGTTACTGGAGGCTCTGGCGGAATTGCTGTATTGCTAAATCCAGAAACAAACAACGGATATTACTTTGAAATCGGAGCACTTAGCACATACAAGGTTGACTCAACTAATACAAATGTAAACAATATATTCTTTTATAAAATTGCAAAAGAAGTTGGATCTTCAAATTCAGATAAGGCCATCCCAATTAAGTTGTGGGAAGGCTTAACAAATATAGTTGTTGATGATGGAAGATTTACTGGTCAATATAGAATGGTTGCGGAACAAACTCCAACAGTCTATGACTTAAATGTTGAGTATGAAAAAACTTCTAGCGGATTAAGGTTTTATCTATTTATAAACGGAAACCAAGTTGCAGTAGTTGACGACACAAGCCCACTGCCAGTATACTCAAATATGGCACTTTTTGTCAGGGGATCTGCAAAGTGTATGTTTGAGCACATATATGCTATTACAAATAACTATACACAAAATACTGCCTATTCTATAGATACACCAGTAAATAAGATTTATGCAGATAAGGAGATAGATACCAATGCTGCATTCTCTAAGTATGCTATGTCTGGAGTTGTTCAAGGGACATACTTATCAGGTATAAGTCCATACCAGCCACCAGAGCACAGAATGTATTTTGATGAATTTGGAACAATCATGAGAGAGGCAGCGCTATTTGATGTTAAGTATGACAAGGCTTGGCCAGCACTTTTTGCAAAGATGTCGCCTACTTTTAATAGGCTAAAGGGATACACTGTATCTGGTTTCCGTGCAGGGTCCTATGGTGCAGAGTTTATGGTTTTTAATGCTACAGATACTGCACTTAGTTTAGACGAAACAACTGGAAACTATCTTAGGATTCAAGGAATTACATTTACTCAAAATTCTCAAAACGATTTAACTGTAGATTCTTATTTTTCTAAAAATAGCGACTTTTCAAATCCAGAACTTTCTGGAACAACAGTTCTTGTTTCTCCAGAAAAAACCAAACAAGAGTATCAAGACATTAAAATAAGCAGAATGACACATGGTAAAAAAGAATTCTCATTAAACGTTCCATATATACAGACGCAGGATGATGCTAATAGTTTAATGGGCTGGATGATTAAAAAAATTATGAAGCCTAGACAGTCCATTGGCTTACAGATTTTTGCAAACCCAATGATTCAACTTGGAGATATTGTAGAGGTATCATACGTTAAAGACAATATTGATATTTTAGGATCACTTGATAAAAGGTTTGTAGTATACAATATAGAATATAGCAAAGATGAGTCAGGCCCATCAATGTCGCTATACGTTAGTGAGGTATTGTAATGGTTGAAGCAACACCCAATTTGCCAGTCCCACCTCTTACTACGCCTCCAGAAATGCCAGTAAAAGTTGCAACACCAGACCTCCTAATATTTAGAGACGAAGTTTTGCCTATTGAAATAATGACAGATTTAATTTTTGAAGATATTGGTGGACAAGAGTTAATCAATATAGCAAGAAGCGATATACTAAATGGAATTGACATTTTGTATAATCCAATTAAGAATATCTCAAGTTTATATTTGCAGTATAACCCAAACAACATTTTAGCGCTACAAGGAATCTCTGAGGCATACTTTAGTCAGTTTGCAATTAATTTTGGATCCAGAGTCCCATCAACTGGAACGGGCCCAAACAGTTCTATCGTATATCTAGATGAAGAAGGTAACTTGATTATAGAATTGGTAAATATGAAAGATTCAGAATCTGTAGAAGTCCAGATTCAGGTAAATGGATCTAAGTTTAGTGATACAATATATGAGGTGAATGAATAATGATAACTAATACTGGTAAAAATATTTTAGGTAAATACCTAATTGGGCAGGCTCCATCTTATGCTTCTTATATAGCCATCGGCTGTGGACCCCAACCAAAGGCCTCAGACCACGTTTTTAGCCCTTCAGAGAGGGAAGACTACCAGAACAGAACATCCCTAGAGTTTGAGATGGACAGGTGGCAAATTACTTCTCGTGGATATATTACAGAAAATCAAATAATTACTGTAGACGGTGTCGAGGTAGTTGTTCCAGTATCGAAGATAGTTTTTACCACAGAAATACCTTCAGATCCAAGATATGAAATCACAGAGGTTGGTGTATTTTCAGCAGGGGCAAACCCAGCAGCAGGCGCATTCGATAGTAAAATGCTTTATTCATTTACAACATCAGAAACATGGGAGTATCACAACTCTGAGGGCAAAGAGGATATCCCGCTGATTGAGACTCCACTAGACTATAACTCAGATACTGACAATAAGGACAATGTAATCCTTGGAGAATACAATATTTTAAGTGAAACTGTTCCTCAGTTCTGTCCAGTGTTTAGGGCATATGCTGATGATAGAGTGTTTAATGATGAAGACAGACTTGCCAGATACGAAAGGCCAAGATTTTTAAATGATGCAATGATGATTGTTGGAAACTTATCAAATCTAAGTGTTGGTAGCGATGGAAGAATTGTTGTGAATGAAACTACTCCTGGTGGACACATTCACAATATAGATCCATCTTTTAATCTAACCAAAAACTCCCCATTAGATGAGATTAAATTAGCCTTTTCAGTTGTTAATAAAAATCCAACAAATGATGAGTTTCCAGACCAAGTTATTCTTATGGCTGAATTTTCTAATTCTGATACTCAGGATCAAGGAGAATGGTCTAGAATGGAAATCATTATGAATAATGGAACAGATCCAGGAGAATATGATTTTACACAAAACAGATATTTTTCAATTTCTAAAAAGTTAAGCGAGTTGCACTCTAGCATTGGTGCAAACTGGGGAGACGTTTCTATTGTAAAGATATATGGATGCACAAAAAAGAATGGCCTGCTATCGGATAACTTCTATATATCTTTGGATGCAATGAGATTAGAAAATGTTACAAGTTTTAATCCACTATATGGACTCAGTGGATATTCAGTTATTAGTAACATTGGGTCTCAGCCAATAACAAAAGAAAAGGGAACCACTTCATATCTAGAATTTAGATTTGCTGTGGATGTTGTTTGATGGCTGAGGTTATTAAAAGGGTTAAGATATTAAAAAAGGATCTTCCTTTTAGAAATTCAACAACAAACTCTTATAACATTAGGTATAGGATTGTTGAAGAAGAGGGAAATAAGAGTAGCCACTGGTCTCCAATATACAATATCTACATACCTAAAGAAAATATTGTAGACGCAGTATTATCATTTGATCCGTCCACAAAGGTATTTAATTTAGTTTGGCAGCCAGATGAGTCAGATATCTCATTTGATGTTTATATAAGTTATGATAATAAACAAACTTGGCAATATATAAATACTGCCTATTCTCCATATTATTCTGGAATAGTAAAACCCACAGCAACAAATTTTGCGGTATGGGTTCAAAAAACTACTTATCCAAAATTAGAGTCAGAAAGGGCAAGACTATACGTGTCTGGAATACAGACACTGTAATGGTATAATATATTATGGCTAAAATTCCACTACCAGAAAGAGGGCAACCGCTAGACGTTGCCTACATTTATCAATTAGCAAATGCTATTAATGATTTGGCCTCTCAGTCATCATCATCCACATATAAGTATGTAACTGTAGATACTAAAGACTTAGGGCCACAATATGTAAAGGTGTCCGAGTCTAGAATTATTGGTGGATATATAGATATCTACAATAATACAAATATTACTGCTAGCGAAGAAAAGCCATTCTCGTATGACTTTAAGGTAGACTTCAAGTATGCCCCTATTGTAACGGCAACAGTAGTCAACAATGGAGATTCTGACCAAGGAAACGATGTATCTGTTGTAATTAAAAGAGTTACAACAAGCAAGGTTGAGGGCATTGTAAGATTTAATAAGACTGGAAAGATGTCTGTTGGATTAAACATAATCGTAGTTGGTATACCTAACTAATGTTAAAGTGCATAAAGTGTCGTGGAAGAATGTTTGTTGATAGAACTCATAGTTCTGCTATACATCTAGAAACATACTGTATGTCTTGTGGATATAGAAAATTTTTTAATCCACCTGTAGATTCTGAAGAGGGAAGATGGCTACTAAAAAAGGAACAATTGAGAGCGAAGGTTACAATCTCGCCCCTATAATTCCTGGCAATAAAAAAGTCTGGTTTTTAAATGGGGACCTAGTTCGTTTGCATCATCTCAATAAGTCTAATGGGATCATGTCGGTTTACAATATCACAAAAGATCAGATTGAAAGTTGTTTAGTTTCTGATTTTAAAAATAAAAGAGAGCGAGCCTATACTGTAGGTCAGACTGCTGATTTAGTTAATCGTCATAAAAAGTATATGCCATCACTAATGAAACGAGGAGTCATTCCATTTCCAACGGGATCTCAAAAAGGTGGAGCAAGAGGCTTTCAAGTAAGATCATATTATTCAGAATCCCAGGTCCATCAGATTCGTGATATACTTGCTACATACCATATTGGTAGACCAAGAAAAGATAATTTAATAACAAATGATATAACTCCTTCACGCCAAGAGTTGACAAGGCGAATGGGAGACGGTATACTTACATATACGAGAACAGAAGATGGTAGATTTATTCCAGTGTGGAGTGAATCAATCAAATAGTCCCTTGGAGGGTAAATGGAAAACGATAATACAAAGGTCTCAGTAACTCTGGGATACACGCTCAATCTTGGAAACTTTCAGTCTCTTAGACTTGACCTAGGAGTAGTAGACTCAAAGCGTGATGGAGAAAATACGGATCAGGCTTTTGAGCGTGTCTACAAGTTTGTTGAAGACAAACTAACTGCTAAAATTGTAGAAGCACAAGCGGAGGCTGACGAAAAGTAATGGCCGAACGCAAAGACCGAATGGCTTTGCTTTCACGCTACAGCAAACACCATACTGCAAAGTATGAGCAAAAGCCATCACTTAATTTAAATGTTGAACAATGGGCGTCTGACGCTCTCATTGAATCTTATGGAATAAGCAAGTGCTACGACTTATTGGAGTATTACTTTTCTGTTTCTCAATCTCCGTCTTGGAACTATTTTGCATACAATGCTGAAAAGATATTGCAGGCAAGGCTTGATAAAGAGCAAGATGATAAAGACAGATCAGAGAGGCGCAAAAAGGCTAAGGAATGGTTGAATGGATAATCTTGTAGTTGCATTTCTTACATGTGGAAGAGAAGAATATCTGGATGATACAATCTCGTCCTGGGAATCTTTGTCTAAGATAGATGAGTATGCTCGAATTATATTTGATGATTCTGGTAATGCAGATTACAGAAGTATGCTATCTAAAAAATATCCACAATATAAAGTTGTTGCGATATCAGATAGTAATCTTGGATTAAACTATGCCTACAATTTTGCTTTTAAGTATTTAAAGCAGTCAGGGTTTGAGTTCACTCTTTGGATTGAAGATGATCAGAAGTTATTAAAGTCCCTTGACTTAGAAGATATGGTAGATGTATTAAAGAATAACAACCTGTTGCAGTTGTCTACAATTAGAAAGCCTTTCTTTTATAATGAGTTAGGATATAAAAGTGTTGTAGAATTTTTAGTTAAGACTGGTTGGCCCATTGAACAAAGAGATAAGTTTGTTATTCATTCTGCAATGTGGGCAAACCATCCAAATATTTTTATGAATAGCATTTTAGAAGTAGAGTATCCAGCAGACCTTGACACAGCAACATCGGAAATGAGATTTGGTAAAAAACTTTTAAGTTATTTTCCACGCAGAACCTTTGGGTTTTATGGTAATATAGATGATGAACCGCAATCAGAGCACATAGGAAAAAATAGTATGAATACGATCAATTATTATTGGGGGGAAGATGAATAATACAGAGTCAAAACTAATTTCAGCGTTACTAGAAGATAAGCAGTTGCATGTTCTTTTACAGGCAAACATAGACTCTCTCCTAAGAACTCACAGCGACATCTGGAATTTTATTCGTCTTTATGCAGAAAATAATGGAGCAGTCCCACCAACATCACTTGTTGTAGAGAAGTTTAGAGACTTTGAGCCAGTTAAGGGCATAGGGTCCACAAAACATCATCTTTCAGAGTTACAAACAGAATATTTAAATGATAGCCTAAAGGATATTCTTAGGGGTGCAGCATCAGAGGTTCAGCAAGGTCAAGGTCCAAAAGCACTAGACGAACTAATTACAAGAACATCAGAGTTAAAGAAGAACACATCAAACATACGTGATATTGATGTCACAGATCTTGAATCAGCAGTGGCTTACTTTGAAAACATTAAAGAGCAGCAGGCTCTTGGACATAGAGGAATTAAAACTGGACTGCCAGGATTTGACAACTACTTACCTTCAGGAATTATGCCAGGACAACTAGGAGTGTTTCTTGCATATCCAGGTATTGGAAAGTCGTGGCTTGCACTTTACTTTGCGGTTCAAGCATGGAAGCAGGGCAAGTCGCCAATGGTAATTTCCCTTGAAATGTCTGAGACAGAGGTTCGCAATCGTGTATTTACAATTATGGGTGAAGGCTTGTGGTCACACAGAAAGATCTCTAATGGAGAGATTGAGTTAGATATGCTAAAGTCTTGGCATGCTAAAAATCTTGTGGGTAAACCAGAGTTTCATATTATCTCAAATGATAACGGTGGCGAGATCAATCCTTCTGTTCTTCGTGGAAAGATAGATCAGTATAAGCCAGACTTCGTAATTGTTGACTACCTTCAGTTGATGAGTCCTAATCAGAAGTCAGATAATGAAACGGTAAGAATGAAGAACCTCTCACGAGAACTTAAACTTATGGCTATTGGCGACGAGGTTCCAATTATTGCTATCTCATCTGCCACACCTGACGATGTCAACGACCTATCTACAGTGCCTACACTTGGACAAACTGCCTGGTCTAGACAGATTGCCTATGATGCTGACTGGGTGCTTGCCCTAGGTCGTGGAACTAATAGTGATATTATTGAATGTGCTTTTCGTAAAAATCGTAATGGATTTATGGGAGATTTCCTAGTCCAGTGTGACTTTGACAAGGGCTACTATCGATACAAGGATTTTGAAGATAAGACGGTATAATATAATGTGGAAAAATTTCATCATAGACCAATTAAAAAGTTTAACCTCAACGGGGTCATTCACGATGACTCTGCTATTGGTAGGCTTAAAGGAGAATATATAAGACTACTAGTCTCAGAAATGAGACTGTCTGGATATGTTCCAAAATTTGAAATTGATCCAGATTTTACTATAGACTTTAACGAGACAAAAAAATATTTTGAATTTGAGATAACATTATACGGAATATATGTAGGGAAAAGGAAAAGCGAATGGATAGCAGGAATAGACGGAAACAAGGCGATATATATACAAAAGAGCAAATCAAACGAATTCTCGCAGGAACAGGTATAGATGTAGCCTCTGAAGTAGATTCAGACTATATAATTTTTTGCCCCTATCACAATAACCACCATACACCAGCAGGTGAAATAGATAAAACAAAAGGAACTTTTTTCTGTTTTTCATGTAGAAAGATTGCAGATTTAGTAGAGTTTGTTATGCACACTTCTGGTAGAACATATTTTGAGTCTGTTAGATTTATTAAGAGTAAAGAGCAAGAGCAAGACCTAGAAAGACAGATCAGCCAGCAACTAGTTCATAAGCCAGAGTTTACATTGTTTGATGAGTTAGTATTAAAAAGACTTCATAACAATCTATTAAGTTTTGACAGAGCAAAAGAATATCTTAAGTATAGAAAGATTAACTCTAATTCTTGGTCAAAGTTTTCTTTAGGGTATTCAGAAAAACAGGACATGGTAACTATTCCAGTTCACAGCCCAGACAACTTGCCAATTGGATTTGTTGGTAGATCTATTGAAGGCAAAGAGTTTAAGAATACTCCAGGTCTTCCAAAAAGTAAAACCTTATTTAATTTAAATAGGGTAAAGACTTCAAGCAGAGTTTATGTAGTGGAGTCTTCGTTTGATGCTATCAGGCTTGATCAGGTTGGATTTCCTGCAGTAGCAACATTGGGTGCAACAATATCAAATGCACAAGTAGACTTGCTTCAAAAGTATTTCAATGATATAATTGTCATTGCAGATAACGATGTCGCAGGCAGCAACATGAAAGACAGGCTTATTGAAAGGCTTGGATCTCGTGTTTCTGTTATTGAATTACAAAAACAATATAAAGACATTGGCGATATGGATGATGAAGCAATTAAGGAACTTGAGTTCCAGTTTGACAAATCTATATCGTTTATGCTAAACTAATATAACAACACAAAGGAGAAATAATATGAGCGTAGTAAAGGGATTAAAAGCAATCAACGCCCTGCTCGACAAGCCAAAGTATGACGAAAACTCACCAAAGGTTAAGTGGCTAAAACTTGCCGATGGTCAATCAGTAAAGATCCGATTCATTGAAGAGTTGGACGAAGACTCTGCAAACTATAGCGAAGAGCGTGGACTTGCACTTGTTGTAAAGGAACACACAAATCCAAAGGACTATAAGCGTAAGGCTGTAGACACAATGGATACAGAAGGCCGTGACTGGGCTGAAGAAATGCATCGCAAGGATCCAAAGGCTGGCTGGAGAGCACGTCTTCGTTTCTATTGCAACGTTCTAGTTGACGACGGCATTGAAGCACCATATGTTGCTATCTGGTCAATGGGTATCAGTAAGCAATCATCATTTAACACAATTCGTGAGTATGCACTTGAAACAGGAAGCATCTCAAACATTCAATGGAAGTTAAAGCGTAATGGTCAGGGAACTGAAACAAACTATACACTTATTCCATCTGCTCCAGACAAGGAGCCTTTTAACTGGGGAGAGATTAAGCCTTATCCCCTAGAACTTGCTTTGCGTAAGGTTCCATATGCTGAACAAGAAGCGTTCTACCTTGGATTTGATTCACCATCAATCACTTCGTCAACGAATGCTGACTGGTAATCAATGAACTATGTAGGCTTACATGTCCATACACACTATTCATTATTTGATGGTGTCGCTACTCCAGAAGAATACATTGACCGTGCAGTTGAGTTAGGGATGCCAGCAATTGCCATCACTGACCACGGAACTTTATCTGGGCATAGGGAACTGCACCGTATTGCAAAAGCGAAGGGTATTAAGCCTATACTTGGTGTAGAAGGCTATATGTGTCAAGATAGATTTGATACTAGAGATAAGTCTGAAAGAGATGGAGATCTAGATCTAGTCTACAACCATATAGTCCTTCTCGCCAAGAACCAAATTGGTTTAGAGAATCTAAATAAGATTAATGAAATTGCTTGGACAGAAGGGTTTTTCAAGAAGCCAAGATTTGACTTTGAAATTCTTGAAAAATATGCAGAGGGTATTATTGTTACTTCTGCTTGCCCAAGTAGTGTTTTAGTAAAGGCACTTGAGAACAACGAGTTTGCTATTGCTAAGAAGCACATTGAATGGTTTAAACGTGTATTTAATGATGACTATTATATTGAGGTAATGCCACACAATCCAGCAGAAATTAATAAGCAACTTATTGCTTTGGCTGATGAGTTTGGAGTCCAGGTTGTTGTAACTCCTGACTGCCACCACAGCACAACAGATCAAAAAGAAATTCAAGAATTTAAACTTCTTCTTAATACACACGTAAAGATTGACAAAGAGCATACATTTGAAAAATCTAAAAAGCAACCAGATATGATGAAGCGTCTTGATTATTTGTATGGCGAAGATAGACAGATCACTTTTAATAAGTTTGATATTCATTTGCTATCTTATGAAGAAATGAAATCTGCTATGGAAGCACAGGGAATTAACCGTCCAGATATCTACTCTAATACGCTTGCTATTGCTGAAAAAGTTGGGGACTATGGAATTCAAGAAGGACTAAACCTACTTCCAGTCCAATATAAGAATCCAGATAGAGAGTTAAGAGAAATTGCCTTAGAGGGATTGATTCAAAGAGGCATCGTAGATAACCAGGAATACCTAGATAGACTAGATGAAGAACTCTCAGTCATTAAAGATAAAAAATTTGCTCCATACTTTCTTGTAGTTAGAAATATGATTGCTTGGGCCAAGAAGGAAGGAATCATGGTTGGTCCTGGCCGTGGTTCTGCTGCAGGATCTTTGTTATGCTATGCACTAAGCATTACAGATATTGATCCAATTAAGCACGGACTTCTCTTCTTTCGTTTTATTAATCCAGATCGTAATGACTTCCCTGATATCGATACAGACATTCAAGATTCTCGTCGTGAAGAGGTTAAAGATTATCTAGTTAGACAGTATAGGCACGTTGCATCTATTGCTACTTTTCTTTCCTTTAAAGACAAAGGTGTTGTAAGAGATGTTGCAAGAGTTTTAAACATTCCACTTACAGATGTTAATAAGGTTTTAAAGTTAGTTGATACTTGGGATGATTTTTGCACATCAAAAACAACACGTGAGTTTCGTGAAAAATATCCAGAGGTAGAGATTTATGGAGAGCAACTCCGTGGTCGTATTAGAGGCACTGGAATTCACGCTGCTGGTGTTGTTACTAGTAAAGATCCTATTTTTAGATTTGCACCAATGGAGACCCGTTCTTCTACAGGTAGCGATGAGCGCATTCCCGTTGTTGCGGTTGATATGGAAGAGGCAGAAAGAATTGGTCTGATTAAGATTGATGCTTTGGGTCTTAAGACTTTATCCGTTCTTAAGGATACCGTAGATATGATTAAAACAAATCATTACAAAGACATTAACTTGTTGGAGATTGACATGTCAGATGCCAATGTTTATGAGATGCTATCTAGTGGTTATACAAAGGGTGTGTTTCAGTGTGAAGCAACGCCATACACAAACCTTCTTGTTAAGATGGGTGTAAAGAACTTTAATGAACTTGCTGCATCTAATGCTCTTGTTAGACCAGGCGCTATGAATACAATTGGAAAAGACTACATTGATCGTAAACATGGTCGTCAAAATATTAGTTATACTCACCAAGTATTGAAAGAATTTACGGAGGAAACTTATGGTTGTATTCTTTACCAGGAACAAGTTATGCAAGCATGCGTATCTCTTGGAGGTATGTCCATGTCGGAAGCAGATAAAGTTAGAAAAATCATTGGAAAGAAAAAAGATGCTAAAGAGTTTGACCAGTTTAAAGACAAATTTGTCGAAGGTGCTTCTCGTTTTGTTTCTCCTAACACTGCTCGTGATTTGTGGCATGATTTTGAAGCACACGCAGGGTATTCATTTAATAAGTCTCACGCAGTAGCATACTCTACACTGTCTTATTGGACAGCATGGTTAAAGTATCACTATCCTCTAGAATTTATGTTTGCCCTTCTGAAGAACGAAAAGGATAAAGATGGTAGAACTGAGTATCTGATTGAGGCAAAGCGTATGGGAATTTCTATCAAACTTCCACACATCAACGATTCAGATGCAGACTTTAAGATTGAAGGCAAGGGCATTAGGTTTGGGCTGACTGGAATTAAGTATATATCTGACAACATTGCCAGCAAGTATATTGCAGGAAGACCCTTTACATCTTACAAGCAACTAGAAGAGTTTACCTTTACTAAGGGTAATGGAGTAAATAGTCGTGCACTCCAGGCACTAAGAGTTATTGGAGCAGCAACATTTACAGACAATCCAAGAAACGACAATGAGATAAAAGAAAATCTATATGAATACTTAAACTTGCCAGAGTTTAATCTGGTTGTTCCTTCACACTACTATGCGTTTATACAGGATGTAGAGGAGTTTGAGGAAAAGGGATCCTACATTTTACTTGGCATGGTAAAATCAATTAAGAGAGGAACGGGGTGGTCACGAGTTGAAGTTTTGGACAAGACTGGCAGTATTGGTATATTTGACGATGAAGCAACCACTATTGAGACTGGTCGTAGTTATCTTATTCTTGCAAACGATAATCGGATTGTATCTGCAATACCGTCTGACGAGATAAATGGATCATCAAATGCGTTGGTAAAGTTTTTAAATTATAAGCAGTTACCTTTTTCAGAAGATGAGATGTTTGTTATTTCTTTTAAGCCAAGAATTACTAAGGCTGGAAAGAAGATGGCATCCCTAACACTTGCAGATACGTCTAGAGATCTTCACTCTATTACCGTATTCCCTACTGCTTTTGCAAAAGCATATATGAGGTTAGAAGAAGGAAAGTCTTATAAGTTTAGTTTCGGAAAGACTAAAGATGGAACAGTTATATTGGAGGATATAAATGCTTGATAGTTTAGCAGTTGATTTACATAGGGTTGCAGTTGAAAAAGGATTTTGGCCAAAGACAGAAGATGTGGATGACATCTTTGTTGCAAAACAAATGATGATGATCGTATCAGAGGTTGTTGAGGCAATGGAAGCAATTCGCAAAGAAAAGGGTGAAGAAGAGATTACAAAAGAGTTTGCTGATATTTTTATTAGAACTCTAGATCTCTATGCAGGACTTGTTGAAGCAGGGTATACTAGATTATCACTAGATCATGTATTAAAAGAAAAATCAGAATTTAATCAGACTAGACCAGAGAAGCACGGAGTAAGATTCTAATGACAGTAACAGTTGAAGAAGCAATGGCGTCACTTGACCCAAAGTTAAGAAAAAAATTGGGGACTGGAGTTGGAGTTAACTATGAATACCAACCTACACCTAGTTACGGATTAAACCGTGCTCTAGGTGGAGGTCTTCCTTATGGGAGACAAGTTCTTATCTGGGGCTCTAAGTCCTCTGCAAAGTCTTCTATGTGCCTTCAGATGATTGCTCTAGCACAAGCCGAAGGTAAACTATGTGCATGGATTGATTCAGAAATGTCATACTCTGAAGACTGGGCTAGAACTTTGGGGGTAGATCCAGAAAAATTAATCTACTCACAAGCAAGAACTATTAGTGATATGGTAGATGTTGGCGTTGGATTAATGAATGCTGGTGTTGACCTAATCGTAGTAGATTCTATTACATCAATGCTTCCTGCCATCTATTTTGAAAAAGATACAGATGAAATGAAAGCCTTAGAAAATACAAAACAGATTGGAGCAGAATCCCGTGACTTTAGTAACGCATGGAAAATGCTTAACTATGCAAACAATAAAGTTAAGCCAACTTTGCTTGTTCTTATTTCTCAGTCTCGTAACAATATCAATGCTATGTATACTAGCCAGCAGCCTTCTGGTGGTCAGGCTACTAAGTTTTATTCCTCATGTATTATTAAACTCTTTTCTTCAGAGTCAGATAATCAAGCAATTAAGGGTAAGATCAAGGTAGGAGATAAATTAATTGAAGAAAAGATTGGTAGAACTATTAAGTGGGAACTCCAGTTCTCCAAAACCTCTCCAGGGTTCCAGTCTGGTGAGTATGATTTTTATTTCAGAGGTGACAATATTGGTCTTGATACCATTGGTGATTTGGTTACTACCGCAGAACTAAATGGCATTGTAGAACGCACAGGTGCTTGGTATATACTTCCTGACGGCACAAAGGTTCAAGGTAAAGAAGCATTCGTTAATCGTGTAAGAGAGGATCTTGACTTGCAAGAATCAATTAAGTCTAGGTTAAATGACTAAATATAGTATATACGAAGGAAAGTTTCCTTGTAAGACTTGTAAAAAAGAAGTAAAGACTATGAGAGTTTATATGGAAACTGGTATGGCGTCTTGGATGTGCTCAGAAAAACATTTATCAGAAGTATTGTTATTTAGAAAAGGATACAAAAAGGTAAAAAGAAATGACTGAGAAGAGCGAAAGCAAAAGAATCGGTGCAAAGCAGCACAAGAATTCTGGACGCAACACCCAAAAGGGTGATGCTTCTTGGAAAACCTTTGTCGTAGACTTTAAAGAGGTGGGTAAATCTTTTACCTTAAACAAAGAGGTTTGGGCTAAGGCTACTACAGATGCCATGAAGAATGGCAAGGATCCAGCCATAGTGGTCGTAATGGGCGAGGGTAATGCAAAAGTAAGACTTGCTATAATTGAAATGAGCATACTAGAAGATATGATGGAGGAATAATGGAACAAGAAAAAACAACAATAGAGATGATAAATGGGTTGGCAGAGATTGCTGATTATATGGATGATGAAGAGTTAACTACTGCCCTTACCTTCATTGCTAAGATAATTATTAAGCCAGATATCCCATTAAATGTAGCAACTGTAGAGATTGTAAGGTTGCAGGCCATTGCAGCAAAAATGGCTTTTAAGGCTACGTGGATGGCAAATGTAGACAAGTCAGATCGTGGAAAGAAGAACCTTTACTATACTGCTGCAGAGTCAATCAACAATCTTGTTTCTGCTTTGAAATATATAACCAGATAATCTGGTATACTTAATAGAACAGAAATGGAATTGCTATGACAAAAAATTTACTAAAAGGCGTTATGATTAAAGCAGAAAAGGATGCAGTGGACACAATCGGCAAGAACGAAATGATTGAAAAAATTCAGCACGGATACATCATTAACCGAGGTCCAAAGCATACGCAAAAGAAAACTTTTGCCCCATCTACAATTGCTTATGGTCATGGAGAGTGCCCAAGATATTGGTATCTTGCATTTGAAGGCCAAACATTTGAAGACAATACAGATGCATATGGTGCAGCAAATATGACTGCTGGAACATTGTCGCATGCTAGAATTCAGGATGCTATGATGAATTCTGGAATTGCTAAAATCTATCGAGATGATGAAAATCAACCAACTACAGAGTTTAAGATTAGACACGACGATCCTCCAATCTTTGGATATGGAGACGCTATGCTTGACTGGAATGGCGAAGAGATCGTTGGAGAAATAAAAACCATGATGAATGAAGGCTTTGAGTATCGAAAAGCAAAACAAAAGCCAAAGACTAGTCACGTTGTCCAGTTGCTTATTTATATGAAAATTCTCAAGAAGGCAAGGGGAGTGTTAATTTATGAAAATAAAAATAATCACGAACTACTTGTCCTTCCTGTAGAAGTAAACGATCATTACCGTCGGTGGGTAGACCAGGCATTTGATTGGATGAGGGCAGTTCGTAAGGCTTGGGTTGACAAGACCTTGCCTACAAAAAACTATAGATCTAATTCTAAGATTTGTAAGTCATGTCCAATTCAAAAAGCATGTGCAGAGGCAGGCGCAGGAGAGTTAAAACTTAAATCCTTGGAGCCTCTAGAAGATGAAACATTGTAGTTGGTGCGATAACCAATTTAGTCCGACAGTATCTTATCAGATATACTGCTCTACATCTTGTAGAGATCAAGCAACGAAGCAAAAAATTGCAGATAGATACATATATACAAGAAGGCAAAAGCGTGTTGGTAAAAATAGGAAATGTAGAAGTTGTGATCTAGATTTATCAATATATAATGATGAATCTCTTTGCAACAACTGCGTAGTTGATCCAAAAGAAGTAAATAAAGCATTAAAAGATATGAAAGGTATTGCAAATGGTAAAGAATAAGTGGGGAATAGAAATGATTCCAAAGCGTATTTGCGCTATTGACGCAAGCACCAACAGTCTTGCATTTGCTATGTTTGATACTTTTACAAAAGAAATTATAAGTGTTGGCAAGATTACCTTTGAAGGCAAAGATACCTACGAAAAGGTTATGGATGCTGGGAAAAAGGTAAAAGCATTTCTTGAAATATATGGCGGTTTTGAAGCAATTATTATTGAGCACACTGTGTTTATGAATAGCCCAAAGACTGCTGCAGACCTTGCTTTAGTCCAAGGGGCTATACTTGGTGCTGCAGGACAAACTGGAACGACTATAATTGGTAAGGTTGCTCCTATTACTTGGCAAAACTTTATTGGTAACAAAAAGATATCCAAGGATGAAAAGTTGTTTATTAAATCACAAAATCCAGGGAAGTCAGAATCTTGGTTAAAATCTCACGAAAGAGAACTCAGAAAGCAAAGGACCATTAGGTATATTAATACTATATATGATAGAACTATTACTGATAACGACGTAGCAGATGCTTGTGGCATTGGTCATTGGGCACTATCAAACTGGAGCAAGGCAATAGGGGTTGACAAATAGTATTATGGCTGCTAAACTATATACAAGCGAAGTCTATATGCGTAAGAGATATCTTATGGATAAAAAGACTCCAGAAGAGATTGCAAAGGAGTGCGGAGTTAGTCTAGAAACTATCTACGTATACCTTGCTAAATTTGGATTAAGGAAATCAAAGCGATGAATAAGATTCAGAAAGTAATTGTTGCAGCAACAATAGCAGGTGCCGTTGGTGTTTCCTATGCACTATACACCTTAAGAGGTTTGCCAGAAGCATTTGATTGGGAAGACGATGAGGAAGAGTCGTATGAGTGAAAACCTAAACATCACCGTTGATCAAGTTAATCACCCACAGCACTACACAACAGATCCTTCTGGTGTAGAATGCATTGAAATTACTCGCCATCGTAACTTTAATATTGGTAATGCTTTTAAGTATCTTTGGAGAGCAGGACTCAAAGATGAGTCAAAAACAATTCAAGATCTAGAAAAGGCAATTTTCTATATTAAAGATGAAATTAATAGACTAGAGGGAAAATATGTCAACTGAAGATGATTTAGTTAAGCATTTAGATCAAGTCAACCTTGTTGTTGAAGAGTATCTTAAAGGGAACGATCCAACTGTAATCTCTAAGCAGTTATCGATACCAAGACAAAGAGTGGTAACACTTATTAACGAGTGGAAGGTTATGGCATCTGCTAATGATGCTATTCGTGCTCGTGCCAAAGAAGCGCTTGCTGCAGCAGATACACACTATAGCAAGTTGGTTTCTCGAACATATGAAGTTATTGATGAAGCATCTATGACTAATAACCTTAGTGCTAAGACTGCTGCAATTAAACTTGTAATGGATATCGAATCAAAGAGAATTGACATGCTTCAAAAGGCTGGACTGCTTGAAAACAAAGAACTGGCTGAAGAGATGATGGAAATTGAAAAGCGTCAAGAAGTTCTTATGTCTATTCTAAAAGACATTGCAGCAGAATATCCACAGGTTCGTGATGACATTATGCGTAGACTATCTGCAGTATCTAAAAAGGATGAGGTAATAACTGTTGTCCACGGAGTTTAATGATTTCTTTGAAGCACTTAAAGATAATCACTTTGCAGAAACACCAGTAGACGCAAAGACGTTTGTTGAGGGTGAGCAATATCTAAATCAGCCTGGACTATCTGATATTCAATACGATATTGTTGAAGCAATGAGCCAGATATATCGTAAAGAAGACCTTATAGATCTTTTGGGTGCTGAAGAAGGTGCCAGATATTATGAAAAATATACTAAAAATGAAATCATTCTGCAACTTGGCAAGGGATCTGGAAAAGACTTCACATCAACAGTAGCCTGCTCATACATAGTATACAAACTACTGTGTCTAAAAGAACCTGCAAGATACTTTGGAAAACCTGTCGGAGATGCTATCGACCTTATTAACGTTGCTATTAACGCTCAACAGGCAAAGAATGTTTTCTTTAAAGGATTTAAGAATAAGATTGAAAACTCTCCCTGGTTTGCTGGAAAGTTTTATGCAAAGGCTGACTCTATAGAGTTTGATAAGTCAATCACAGTTTATTCTGGTCACTCAGAAAGAGAATCCCACGAAGGTTTGAACCTTATTCTTGCAGTTCTTGATGAGATTTCTGGTTTTGCATCTGAAATTGGAAGTGGTAATGATCAGGGAAAGACTGCGGAAAATATCTACAAGGCTTTCCGTGCATCTGTAGACTCTCGTTTCCCTGACCTTGGTAAGGTTGCACTGCTTTCATTCCCACGATATCCAGGTGACTTTATTTCAGAAAGATATGATGCGGTTATTGCTGAAAAAGAGGCTGTAGAAAAGACTCACAAGTTTGTTATTAATCCTTTACTGCCAGATGATTCAGCAGATAATACTTTTGAAATTTCTTGGGATGAAGATCATATTCTTTCATACAAATACCCAGGAGTATTCGCATTAAAAAGACCTACCTGGGAAGTAAATCCAACACGCAAGATTGATGATTTTAAGATTGCATTTATGACTGATCTAGGAGATGCTATGCAGCGTTTTGCATGTGTCCCTACGTTTGCATCTGATGCATTTTTTAAGCAGATTGAAAAAGTAAGAAACTGTATGGTGTCAAGAAACCCTATCGATACCTTTAAAAGGTTTGACGAAAACTTTAAGCCAGATCCAAACAAGATATACTATGTCCACGCCGACCTTGCACAAAAGCATGACAAGTGTGCAGTTGCTATTGCCCATGTTGACAAATGGGTTAATGTTCAGGTAATCAAAGACTACGAGCAGGTCGCACCCATAGTAATAGTAGATGCTGTTGCTTGGTGGGAGCCAAAGGTTGAAGGCCCAGTAAATCTTTCAGAAGTAAAACAGTGGATCCAAAATCTTCGTAGACTAGGATTTAATATTGGAATGGTTTCGTTTGACCGTTGGCAATCTTTTGATATTCAAAATGAATTGAAGCAAGTAGGAATGAGAACTGATACTGTTTCTGTTGCTAAAAAACATTATGAGGATATGGCAATGTTAGTGTATGAAGAAAGACTTCTTATGCCAGCCATTGAACTTCTGTTCGACGAACTAACACAACTAAAGATCATGAAAAATGATAGAGTTGACCACCCCCGCAAAAAGTCAAAGGACTTGGCTGATGCTGTGTGTGGAGCAATATTTGGGGCAATATCACATACCCCAAGAGACCTTAACCTTGAAGTTGATATTCACACAATTAGTGATCGACCTAAGCAAGTTGACAGGCCTGAAGACAATGTGATACAATATAAACCTATGCCAAACGATGTAAAAGATTATTTGGATAGACTAAATCTACTATAATGAAAAGGAATAAATTAAATGAACTCATTTAAGAAAATCGCACTAGCCGTGGTTGCAGCCATGACTTTGGGCACAATGGTAGCAACACCTGCAAGTGCTGCTGTAATGTCAGTTGCTGTAGATCTTGCTGGAACGGCTAATACAACCGCTTCATCAATCTCAACACCTGCATCATTGCCAGTCCCTGCAGACAACACAGTTGACGCTGCTGACGCACTAAAGTTCGTCGCAACAGTTGACACAGGAACAGTCGTTTCTGTGGTAGCAACAAACGCAACAATCGTGTCTGCACTACACACATCTGCTGCACCAGTAGGAGCATCATCAGGTTCTTCAACTTTGACAATCGCAACTGGCACAGGAACAACTGCAACATTCTGGGTATACACAAAGACCACAGCAATTGGAACAGTAACAGTTACCAATCAGGGAACTACATTTACATACTACGTTCAGGGAACTGCTGGTAAGATTAATAACCTTACACTTTCAGCACCTGCAACTGGCGCTGCTGGAACAAAGCAGGACATCACTGTAACAGCAACAGACGCATTCGGAAACAAAGTTTCTGGTAAGTCAATTACTGCAACAGTATTTGCTGCAACAGCAACACTAGACACAGCAACAGCAACAACTGGTGCTACACTTTCAGACTTTGGAGTTGCTACATTTAAGGCAACACTTCCAACAACTGGAACACGCTCACTTATTACATTTGCTCCAACAACATCTTCAGATGCTGTGGCTGCTGCTGTAACAGGTTTGACCGCTCCAACACTCGCACCGTTTGCAGAGATTACAGTTCGTGATCTAGCATCAGAACTTTCTGCACAGGTTGCAGCAAAGGATGCAGCGCTTGCTGCAAAGGCTGCTGCAGATGCTGCACTTGTTAAGGCAACAGCAGAGCATACTGCTCTAATTGCTGCTGAGAAGGCTGCTTCTGCTAAGGCACTTGCCGATGCAAAGATTGCTTCAGACAAGGCACTTGCAGATGCAAAGGCTGCTTCTGACAAGGTTATCCTTGATAAGGATGCAACAATTGCTAAGTTGACTGCAGATAATGCTGCTGCACTTAAGGCAATTAAGACATCATTCAATGCACTTGCTAAGAAGTGGAATGCAAAGAATCCAAAGGCTAAGGTTACTTTACTTAAGTAATTAATCCAACAACTAAGGGGATTGGCTAAGTGCTAGTCCCCTTTTTTGTGCAATAAAATGGTATAATCATCCTATCAGACATCATGTCTGCAAGGGGGAAAGGTAATTAAACGACTACTAAGAATAGTAACAGCCACAGTTTTAGCCTTTGGCTGGCTACTTATAGCCCCCCAAGAAGCCCACTCTGATGATCCACTAACAGTGGCAGCACAAGAAATACAAGAACTTAACGATAGTGTATATGATCTTGGCTACCAAGATGACCTTATAGATCTTATAGACATAGCAGAAAATAAGTTTGCCTTAGCCACAAATGCGAAGGAACTTAAAGATGATGCCTATGATGCCCACGAAGATGCAGTAGAGGCAGAAGCCACAGCCTTAGAAGCAAAGAACCTTGCCCAGTCAAATGTGGATGGTCAGACAGCCACAGTAGCCTTGGCCCTTGAACATAAAGACAACGCCCTTGAAGAAAAGAATGATGCTCAAGATGCACTCAGCATAGCCAATATTAATGTTCAAACTACTCAATCAAGTATGCAGAGTGCTGGAGGAACAGGTTTGGCATACACTGTTTATACTCTTGTTAGGCAGGGTAATGTTGCTACCCCAGGATCTGTTCTTTGTTCTGGCACCTGGAACTCAGGCCATATGAGTCTTCCAGTGTGCGGAAATAGATATGAAAACCTTATAGTTAAATTTACTGGACAGATAACAGCCCCTTCATGGTTTACACAAACCTACTTTGCAGGATATACGGATGATGGTTTTAGAATGTATGTTGACGGGCAACTTGCTGTTGATAACTGGGTAGAGCAAGGGACAACTTGGAGCGATTACTCTCCCGTATATGATGTTAGTGAAGACAAAACTTTAGATGTAGAAATATGGTGGTATAACGGTGGAGGACCAGGTTCCTATCATCTTGGCTGGGCTATACCTGGTGGATGGACTGGAGCAGGATGTGATTATGCTGGAAATCCAAGAGTCTGGGGACAAAATTTTAGTTGTAATCTTAATACATTTTCTTCTGGATCAGGACCAACTCAATCACAAATAAATGCTTACAATGATGCTGTTGCAGCACAGGCTATAGCACAAACAAACTATAACAATAAATTGGCAGTATACAATGACAAACTAAGCGTATACAACTCTGAAAATGCAACACTGTCATCAATG